GGGTGAAACTCTACTTGGGTTACTAGAGGAGTTAATTGATGCTATTAATGTACAAATATTTCAAACTCCATGTGGACCAACTGCACCAGGACCAACAAACAAACCAACCTTTAACCAGATTAAATCTAAATTGAATACATTTTTATCTACGTTAAACTATACGGAATAACAATATGTCATTTAGTAAATTTAAATCCGCCATGAATTCATATATGACCAACCAAGGTGGGATTGGGGCATTTACTGATTTTGCAAAAAAGATAACAACAGAATATGATATGTGTGTTAAAGCAGGTGTACAGGATGTAAATCCAATTCCAATATCAGCTGGTAATACTGCGGGAATGGAAGCACTGGTTGCAATTGCATGTCAGGTTGCACTATCTAAAACCGATGGAATGCATACTTTTGCAGATGATATTGGAAAAGGAGTTGTTGCATATTGGACAGGACTTACACTTACTGTGGGTATTCCACCTGTTATTCCTGCAAGTGGTGCAATTTCAAATATAACAACTACCGCAGCTGTTTGTATGAATCCAGGTACTTGGCCTCCAGTAGGACCTTTATCTAATCAAAATTCTAATGAAGCATTTTTAGGTTTGTTAATCGCTGCAATGCAAGGACATCTACCAACAACAGTACATATGTATTCAACCATATCTATATATCCTGGAGCTCCTCCACCAGTAGCACCCGGTGTTTTAATACATCCTGGCTTTCTAGTTCCAGGTTAATAACCATAAAATCAATAGTAATATATTTATATTAAGATAAACATAATCAAAAATGAACAACAAACAATTAATAAAAGTAATAAAGACTCTTGTTGAGGTAGAAACTGCCAAACAACAAGAACGTTTTTTATCGAAAACTTTTCCAAGAATATTGGATGAGGAAGTAAGTAGAAGATTAGCAGAGGTGAAGGGGGGTGTACCCGTTCCCTCAACGCAAGTCGTTAGTGAAGAGATAGACCCTTTCCAACAAGTAGAACTTGCGTTAGAACAGGAACGAGCAACACCAAAAAAACAATTCACTAAAAACAAAACTTTGAATGAGGTTTTAAATATGACAAAACCATTTACAAAGGCTCAAAGAGCAAGTGGAGCAACACCAGGAGGTGGAGCATCTGTATTAGATAGTTTACCTCCACAAGAACAACCGATTCAAGAGAGTATGGATAAAACCTTAACGTTTGATTCTCAAGGAGCAGGAGCTGGAATTGGTGGAATGAGAACTCAGATGGCAGCTAAAATGGGATATGGTGATGTATCACAAGGAACAAGTAAACAAGGTCTTGGAGTTAAAACAGGATTAGCTGGATTGGATAAAATTTTAAATAGAGATAATTCATCACTTGTAAAAAAGTTTAAAACGAGATAAGGGAGTGAGTCATGGCATTTATACTTGGTAGAAAAACACTAAAAGATTCTGAAGAATTCGATTCATATGCGTATGGAATCACATTACCTATACAAAATGGTAATACAGGATTTTTCTCACAGGCATTTACATCACTTGACCAAGCAAAAGCTAATCTTGAAAATTTGTTATTAACTGCAAAGGGTGAACGAATAATGCAACCAGAATTTGGTTCAGGTCTTAGGTCATTATTATTCGAACAAATGGATGATAGTGAATTTAAAAAAAACATCCAAAAGACTATTTTAAAAAGTGTGGAGTATTGGTTACCATACATTAGAGTAGAAGCAATTGATGTTAATATGGAAAATGAATTAAGAGATAAAAATCAAGTAAATTTAAGTTTACAATTTACCGTTGGAAATGATATTAGTTTACAAGAAATAACATTGGTAGTACAGGAATAATATTATGGCATTAAACTCAGCTAATTTTAAAAGTAATAACGGAAGAGATATTAAGTATCTTAGTAAAGATTTCGCATCTTTCAGAAAGAATCTTATTGAGTATTCTAAAACATACTTTCCTAAGACATATTCTGATTTTAACGAAGCTTCACCTGGAATGATGTTCATCGAGATGGCATCATATCTTGGAGATATATTATCGTACTATACAGATGATTCATTGAAAGAATCATTGATGTTATATGCGGAAGATAAACAAAATGTAATTGCTTTAGCTTGTTACTTAGGATATAAACCGAAAGTTACTTCACCTTCAATTGTTCAAATCGCAGTATATCAATTAGCACCTGCAATTGGTGCTGGTGAAGATAACAGACCAGACTCTGATTATTTTTTAAGAATCAAAGAAGGTATGGTGGTTGAAGCTGCTAAATCGAATGTTCAGTTTAGAACAACAGAACTTGTTGATTTTAATGATTCAACTGATAGAGAAATTACTGTTTATACAGATGCAAACGGAGAAGCTACTCAGTATCTTATTAAAAAGTATGTTAACGCAATATCAGCTGTATTAAAGACAGTAACTCAAACATTTACTTCACCTAAACAATTTTCAAAAATAAATATTGCAGATAAGAATGTAATAGATATATTTGATATAAGAGATTCTAATGGTGGTAAGTGGTATGAAGTTCCTTATTTAGCACAAGAGATGGTATATGTTGATTATCCTGTTGATGAACAAACTGATAAAGATTTGGCTCAATTTAAAGATTCTGTTTCAAATATATTAAAGGTATTAAAAACTTCAAAAAGATTTGTAACTAAGATTAATCAAGATAATACAACTACAATAGTTTTTGGTGGTGGTAATTCATCAAATGATGAAGTGTTGATACCAAATACAAAAAATGTAGGATTGGGATTAAATTCTTCCATAGATAAAATGAGTTCAGCGTTTGACCCCGCTAACTTTCTAAGAACATCATCATATGGACAATCTCCATCAAACACAAAACTAACAATTTCTTATTTAGTGGGTGGGGGAGTATCTTCAAATGTTGCTAAAGGTGAGTTAACAAATATTAAGAGAATCGAATTTGATGATGATGTAAAAACATTTGCACAAAACGAAACAGTTTTGTATAATAAAATGAAATCTTCAGTAGCAGTTGATAATCAAACACCTGCAACTGGTGGTAGAGGTGAAGAAACTATTGATGAAATTAGAGAAAATGCACTAGCTAACTTTGGTTCACAAGGTAGAGCGGTAACTAGAAAAGATTATCAAGTTAGAGCATTGGCATTACCTGCTAAGTATGGTGGTATTGCTAAAGCATATTGTTCACCAGATGGACAATTAGATAACAATTCTCCTGGTTCATTATTAAAAGATACCGATTCGATTGAAGAGTTGGTTGGTTTAGTCAATACGGTTAAGGATAAAAATTTATCAGACCAAGAAACAAGAGAAGAAGTTCAGAAATTATTAAAAGGTAAAATGGGTAGTCCTGGTGAAAAGAACAATCCATTTGCAATTAATTTATATATCCTTGGGTATAATGCAAATAATAATTTATCAGTTTTAAACAGAGCAGTTAAGGAAAACTTAAAAACATATATCGGAGAATATAGAATGTTAACTGATGGAATTAACATTATCGATGGATATGTTATAAATATTGGACTTGATTTTGAAGTTAGAGCGTATAGTGGATACAATAAGAGAGAAGTTCTCGCAAAATGTATTACAGAACTAAAGGACTATTTTAAAATAGATAATTGGACATTTAATATGCCAATAAACATCTCAGCTATTGAGATTTTATTAGCAGGTATAGAAGGTGTACAATCTGTACCTAAGTGTGAAGTTGTTAATAAGTGTTTAGGAAGTTACTCAACACATTCGTATAACATATCAGAAGCAACTAAAGGCAAAATGGTTTACCCATCAGTAGACCCATGTGTATTTGAAGTTAAGTTTCCAAATAAAGATTTAAAAGGGAGAGTATTATAATGTATCATTTCGTAACATCATCTAAAGATTCAACAATTTACTTACAACAACCAAATCAAAACACTGGATTGGATGAGATACTTGAAGTGTCTAAAACCTTCTATGGAAATCTTAAAGATAATGCAAGAACATTATTAAAGTTTGATACTACTCCATTATCACAATCAATTGCTAGTGGAGATATTACAATGAGTTCTGCTCATTTATTATTAAAAGAATCAGATGCAAATGAAATTCCAATTGATTATACAATTTATGCATATCCAATTTCACAATCATGGGATATGGGAATCGGAACTCGTTTTGATAATATTTCAACTGATGGAGTTAGTTGGGAAAATAGAGGAAATGTATCTAGCACTTGGTTAGGGGATGGTTCTTATTTAAATGGTACAAGTGGTTCGTTTAATGGAAAGGGTGGAACCTGGTACACAGGTTCAGTTGGTTCACAAGCATTTTCATACCAAACTGGTGATATTGAAATGAATGTATTAGATTCAATGAATAGTTGGGTTGGTGGTACATTACCAAATGAAGGATTTATAATAAAACATTCAGATTCAGTTGAATCGGACACTATCGATTATGGAGAATTAAAATTCTTTAGTAAAGAAACTGCTACTATATATCAACCTAAGTTAAGAATTGGTTGGGATGATTCATTATTTTCTACGGGTTCGTTAACATCTCTAACTGCAGAAGATATTCATATAACATTTAAAAAATTAAAAGTAAGATACAAACGAGGAAGTAAGCCAATGATTAGAGTTTTTGGTAGAGAAAAATATCCTCTTAAATCTTATACAAACACCTATGCATATACTGATGTGAAGTTTTTACCATCAACAACATATTATCAAATCAAGGATATAGTAACTGGTGAAGTAATTATACCATTTAATGATAATTATACTAAAGTTAGTTGTGATACTACTGGTAACTATTTTAAATTAGATTTAAGTAACTTCGAATACAATAGAGATTACTTTATTGAAATCAAAACAGTACGAAGTGGTGTAGTAGAATATTTTAGTGATAAAGAGTTAACATTTACAGTAGAGAAGTAACATGGGTTTAAAAGACAGATTCAGAATAGATGAGCTTGTTAAAAAGGGTTCTAAAGCTATCCCTCGTGATAAACGAGGTGAGTTGCGAGTGCGTAAAAAAGATGGTAAGGCTATTCCAACGGGATACTCTAAAGATAATAATGGGAGATTCGCTCCACAACCATCTCCTTTTATACCATATGGTCAACAACCAATTAAACATCCAGGCATTCCTCCTGAGTTAAAACGATTTAAATCAGATTTTGTAGATACCCTGCCTCCATTAAAAAGTCTTGCAGACTTAGAAGCTCAAAAATCATTTGGAGGAGAAACATCAGGTTTTATTGAAAAACCAAATTATGATGAGAACCAACTTAAAAGAGCTCTTGACGTAAAAGTTGATGAATTAATTAAACCCGTAAAGCCAAAACGAGGTGATTTTATTCCTAAACCAAGATATGTTAAACTTGAGAACCTTTACAAACAAGCTCAAACTCAGATTAAAGTAATAACAACGGAAAGAGATAATGCATTATCTAGTATAGCTTCACTTGAATCACAAATAGCTGGATTACAAGCAGAAGCTAATGACTTACGAGCTCAACTTGATGCACAAATTATAGAAACCGAAAAAGCTACTGATAGATATACTGATTTACTAAAAGATTTCCAAACTGCATTAATAAAAGGTACTAAAGAAGGTATTGAACGAGCATCATTATCAGCACAAGTTACTGGATTCCAAGCACAGAAAGAAACGTTAGTACAACAATTGAGTTCACAACAAGATATTGTAAAATCATTACAACAAGCCGCAGTTGTACAACAACAAGTTGCAGACCAAGTAGTTGCTGCAAAAGAAAACGAAGTTGAGGCAGCTAAACAAACAAGTTTATTATCATTAGTTGACCAAAGACCACAGTTCCAAGTAAAAGGAACAGTAGCATGGGCAGCAAAGGCTTCGAATAAAAACAAAAAACCTGATTTTCCAGTTTACTATGATGATAGAAAAAAGGGTAACAGAGGTGTTCTTAGTGGAATGGCGTTTGAGTGGTTTAATATGGGAGAAGAATCAGTAACATTAAATGTAACTGAAGAGGTTAAGAAAAAAGGCAAATGGTTAAATGG